GTTGACCTTACTGACACTTCTGAGTCCTTTGGTCTCCCTGCTACTGCTGATCTTATGTTTGCCCTTATTAGCACTGAGGAACTTGAGCAGATTGGACAGATAATGGTGAAGCAATTAAAAAACAGATACAATGATACTGTAGTCAATAAGAGATTTGTGATTGGAATTGATCGTTCTAAGATGCGTCTTTATGATTGTGAACAGTCGGCACAAGATAATATACTTGACTCCGGACAGGAAGAAGAGTATAATAACGAGGATAGACCCAAGAAATCATTTGAGGGATTTAAGTTTTGATAGGATACTACTCTGTATTTGATCCAACTGGTAAGAAAATTGCTGATTGTGGTTCTATCAAAGATGCCGTTAATCTTCTTAGAACAAGAGGCGATGGGCATTACTATCAATTTAACCCAATCTATGAAACATTTGACGTTCAACTCTTAGAAAGACCAGAACTTCCTACCAGAGATATTACTATTGATGTGAATAGTAATTCTTATGAAGTAGAAGAACCTGAATACATTGAAGTCCAAGGACAAAAATTACAAATACAACAATCCGAACAACCCAAATTAGACTTATGAGTAATGTAAACACTGATGCATATCTTGAGTTTGTGAATGCCGTCACATCTCAACCCAGTCAAGATGCCGATGCCTTTGAGTATCGTATTCAGGAACTTCGTGGAGAAGGATTTGAAACACACCGACTTCTTACTGCTGCTGTAGGAATGTCTGCTGAGGCAGGTGAGTTTACTGAGATTGTAAAGAAGATTATTTTTCAGGGTAAACCAGTCACCGAAGAGAATATGTTTCATATGAAGCGTGAACTTGGAGACATCATGTGGTATGTTGCACAAGCATGTATGGGACTTAATATTTCTCTTGATGAAGTCATTGAGATGAATGTAGATAAACTCAAAGCACGATACCCTGGTGGAGATTTTGATGTCCACTATTCTGAAAATCGTAAAGAAGGAGATGTATAATGGATGGTGCAGTTCATGCATGGAATACCATGAGTTATGGAGAAGGACTTCTCTTTTCTCTATGGTTATTGGGTATGTATTTTATTAAACTAAAAATGGATAAGAAGTTTGGACGATGAAAAAACTAATTCTTAAGTATGCAAAACTAGCGGCAAAGATTCCTGAACGGCATTATTGGCCAATCTTTATTTTCCTTTCACTTTATTTTGTTGTTCCTTATAGTGAGTTTGTAGTTACACTACTTGCATTGGGATACTTTAAGTTTGAACAACAATACCGCAAAGTATTCGGTAAAATCGTATCACCTCTCCCCGACTTAATTAAGTATGGTGCTTCAGTTATCTTCTTTTTAGTGATGTTAGATGATACTATCTTTTATGCTGCAATTATTCTTGGTGCATTGTGGACTAATAGGCAAGTCAAAAAACTTAAGGACGAATAATGTATACAATTCTCAACTATCTCATATCATTCTGGACGGTAGTTGTGATGAATTGTATACAACCTGTGAACTGGAAATATTGTTATCGTATTGACCAGTGGTTGGTTCCAGATATTCAAGAAGGATGGAAACACTATACTGGTGAGATAGTTCCCTATCAGACAGAAAAAGAGTATTTAAAGTCAATAAAAGATTAATTATAAATATCTTTATAAGAATTGTATTGTCTGGAAATGAACTCCAAAGAAATTAATAGTATTGCAGAAGCATATGCTAAAATGAATATCCGAGGAAATGATTCTGAGGAGCAAAAAAAGCGTCTTGAGAAGAAACGTGGTATGAAATTGGATGATCATCCACAGTTTAAAAAGGAAGCACTTGATCCTGTAGGCAAAGAAGACGGTGATGTTGATAATGATGGGGATAAGGATAGTTCAGATAAGTATCTTATGAAGCGCCGTAAGGCAATTGGTAAGGCAATGGGTAAGAAAAAAGGTATGGGAGAGCAAGTTCATCTGAATGATATTTCCAAGACTTATTTGGATCAGGTTTCTGAACTCTACAAGGGTAAGCACGGTCAGACTGAGAAGCAGTATCAGGACAGCAGATCTGATGCAGGTAAGATGGTCTCTGGCGACTCTAAGATGAGTGGTTCTAAGTATGCTCAGGGCAGAAGAACTGGTAGTGATGCTGGTCCTCAACCTGCTGGTGGGTCTAAGAAACCAGCAAGTCAAGGTAAGATGGACAGAGGATCACGCATTGATCTTCAGTTCCGTAAAGCAGCACTGAAGAAAGAAGAACTGGAAGCAACCGGATTGTTCTCCGAACAAGAAATTGCTGCTATAGAAGAAGCAATGAGTTCTTATGACCGCAATCGTAAGAGAGCAGCACAAAGAGCAGCAGACAGAAATGCTGCCAGAGCTGCCGGTAAGACTGGTGTAGTTCCTGGTGTAGGTTATGTAACTCCTAATAAGGAGAGAGAATCATATACTGATGAGAAGGGCACCGAACGCCATAAGTCAGGAGCAAAAATGCCATGATGAAGTCCTATCGGAATTTCTCTGAGGACATTGAGCAGCGTCGTCAGGCAATGAAGCAAAGGTCTAGTGAGCAACTGCAAAAATTTAAAGCAAGAACTGCTGGTGCTCAACAAGAAAGACAGGCAGATACTGCTGATCGCGAAAACCTAAAAAAAGAAATCAAAAAAGAATTGCAACAAGACTCTAAATAATTTAAAATTTTTTTGATATGTCTAAAAATATTACTATTCCGGGATATCTTGATGGTCCTTTGGGAGTTATTCTGGAGGCGATTGACAGCACTCGTGGTGTGGAAACTTCTCCTATTCCAATGAGTGTTAATCAAAGCGATGTTGATGAAAACCCTGACACTACCAAAACAGTTCTTTTTAAGGCAAAGATTCATGTAAATCCGAGTAGAAGAACTGCTATTAGAGATGAGATTGTTGAGTATTTAAATGGTGTTTTGGATAAGGGTAATTTTAACGACTTCAAGGAAGTAAGAAGCGGAACACCAACAAAACCTGACTCTGAGCAATTTGATGTTGTAGTCAAATATTCTGGCAAAAAACCACAAGTAATTAGAATACTAGTTAAACCAACTAATGCTGGTGGTTCTGGCGGTGGTGCTGCTAAAACTAAAATACAAGAAGTTGGTCAAGCATTATTCACTGCCATAAGATATCTTAAGAATAAAGACCTTGAGTGTCATCCCGATGATATTTCAAACTGTTTGACGACTGCTGATTATGAGGCAGGTATGGAGTATGTGGATTGTAATAAAGAAGTCAAAATAGATGAAATAATGGGACTTGAGCAGCAATGGAAAGATGCATTTATTTTAGGTGCTAATAAAATTCATAAGGAAGTTGGTGAAAGTGGATGGGAATTTTTGAGAGGAGATAGAATAGTTGATGATGGAGCACTTAAGAAAGCTTTCACTAGAGTAAAGAAAAATAGTCCGGCTGCACCAGATAATGAAGATAAATGGAATCCCTCTGACATATGGATGATAAAGAAAAGTGAAAAGAATGCCATAGTATCAAAACTTGCAGAAGAAAATACGATAGATTGCTTAAATGAATATATTGCTTCAAAGTTTAAAGATAAAGAATTTATTGGATTATCTTTGAAGAAACTTGGTTCAAGTGCTAGATGGACTACGATGAATCCACCTAATACAAAACAACTTGATAAAGCAAAAAAGGTCAGATTTATTAGATCTAAAACTTTGCAGGAACTGACAGCATTCTCTGCCATGGATGTATATTTTGTTTTTGCACCATCAGGAAGTAAGACTAAGGATAGTTTTCAGGCAAGAAATTTTGCAGGAACTAATAGGGGAGATTGGAAGTTGGAAATTAAAGGGGAATTTGCTGCTCAGGGAAAAATTCAGGGGCAGGTAATGAGAAATCTTTTGACTGCTGCTGGTTTTTCTAAACCTGTTCCTAATGAACCATCTTTTGATGATTGCAAACCAGAATCTAATAAGGTGCAGGCAATTAATAAAGAAATTTACGATATAATGAATGGGTTAAGTCCTAAACCAAAAGGATGGAATGCTAAAACTGCACAAGCAGAAATTCGCGAAAAGGATGCTTCATGGAGGTATAGTAAGTTGGCAGGACTAAGACTTTTGGAATGGTTGATGAGTCTCCCTCAATCGGATGCAAATCGTGCTACGAAGGAGATGTATCTTTATGCATCTTCTCAAACTGATAAATCATCTGTTCATTATAAAATTTATTAGTATGAAACCTGAAATAAAAGAACTAGTAAAATCCTTCAAATCAAAGAAAAAAAATGAGCGGGAAAGATATAATGATTTTCTTTATCATTGCTTTATGGCATATCATGATAAAGTAAAGTCAAAATCGCCAGATAAGGTTAAGAATAAATATATTATTATGAGGGATAGTATGCTTAAATACCTCATAGCACATGAACAAGAAGTAATAGAACAATTAAGTAAATGAAGTCTTTCTTTCAATTTCTGCGTGAGAGTACTGCTGTTCAACAAGCCACCCGTCTTGGATTAAAGACTGATGGTCATGGTGGATGGTATGATAATAAGGGAGAGTTTGTTGCAAAGACAGAAAAGGGCACACTAAAATTTTTCAATAAGCGTCAGAGAGTAGGAAAGCAAGATCCGCCACAAACTGATAAAGAAAAGAATTTATCTGCCGCATCATCGGAACCTGCCGCACCAGAGGAACCCACACAGGCAAAAGCAGCACCGGAACAAGAACCACAAAAAGATCCTAATACTCCTGTAGTATTAGAACCACCCGAAGTTGAGAAGACAAAAGGAACTCTCACAATTGCCTTTGGTAGATTTAATCCTCCTACCACCGGACATGAAAAACTTTTGGATACAGTTTCCAAGTCATCCGATGATGGTGACTATGTTATTGTTCCATCGCGTAGTCAAGACCCCAAAAAGAATCCATTAGATACTGATACTAAAGTCTCTATCATGAGACAGATGTTCCCTCAGCACAGTGAGAGAATTGTTAATGACCCTCAGAACAGAACCATCTTTGATGTTCTGAAGAAGGCACATATGGATGGATATGCCAATGTAAGAATTGTTGGTGGTGCAGATCGTCAGAAAGAATTTGACAAGTTAGTTAATAATTATAATGGTAAGATGTATCAGTTTGATAATGTAGAGGTTCGTTCTGCCGGTGATCGTGATCCTGACTCTGATGATGTAGAAGGAATGTCTGCATCAAAGCAAAGAAAGGCAGCAGTAGAAAATAATTTTGATGCCTTCTATAAAGGTATTCCCTCCTCAATGTCTAAGAAGGCAGCAAAGGAAATGTTTAATAATATTCGTCTTGCGATGAATGTTTCTGAAGGATGGAACATGTGGGAAATCTCTCCTATATTTGATTGGAAGAATCTTCGCGAAAATTATATCAAAAAGAATATATTCAACCTTGGTGAAATTGTTGAAAATTTAAATCATGGACTGGCTGGTAGAATCATCCGTAGAGGCACTAATTATCTAATCTGTGTCACAGAGGATAACATTATGTTTAAGTCCTGGATTAAGGATGTCATGGAATCCAAGAAAGAAATGCCTAATGTTGCACCCAAAGATAGAGCAGCAATTAATGCTCGTGCGAAGAATGTTTTTAAGAAAGATTTAAAAGGAACTGTGGTTGGCATAAACGAACAAAAGGACACTAAGATTTCTGGTGTTCCTGCCGATCAAAGACTTATTGGAACTGATGCACACTTTAAATATGTGAAGTCTCTGGTTCCTGGAAGTGATTGGGGAAAACAATTCATAAATAAGTATAGAAAAAAGTAACTATTTGTTTGTTTCCAAATGAGTAACACGATATCTGAAGAACCAAATACACAACAACCAGGTGGTGCTGTTGATAAAGTAAGGAAGGCTGCGAGGCAACTTGCTTATGATGTTCGCTACAAAGTAAAGGGACAATTTAAGGATGGCCAGAAATCTGATGCCGCATCCTTGAAGCGTGCTTACATGCAGCAACTTGGTAAGTCTCCTGCTCCTGGTCCTGTCAAAGTAATGGCAAAAAAGATGCTTGTCGGAGAAGCATATGATTTAGTTGATGTATCTGATACTGTCAATGAATCTGTTGTCAATGCACTTTTGAAAGTCTTTGCCAAGAAAACTCAGTTGGAAGATGCAGATGGAAATGTCGCATATGAGGTGACTGACATTGTTCAGGAGGAGATGAAGGATACGAAATATAAAGTTAGAGTCACCGATAAGTCTACGGGTAAGACTTATGTCAGAATGGCAGATCGTGAGAAAATCGGTCAGTTAAGAGCAGACCCTAGAATCTCTTCTGTTGAGATGACTGGATATGGTGATTCATATGATAAACCTGTCGGTAAAGGAAAGGGTGAAGAAGAAGAAAAGAAGGAGACCGCAAAGGAAGAATTCATTCATGAGGTAAATGTAGAGGATGATAATCCTGAGGCAAATACCAAGAAAATTGATGTGATGAAAGGAAAGAATAAAATCATCATTAATCCAACTCAATCCGAGGAGATGAAACCCGGAGAGGATACATCTGCAGAAAAGACTAAAGAGAGTTCTGCCGATAAGAGAATCAGAATGGTGAAGAGAAAGATTCTCCAAAGTAAAATGCAAGCAGTTCGTCAGGGTGCCGGTGCAGATATTGTTGCTCACACTGAATTAGAGGGCGAAGAAATTTCTGAAAAAGCAGGATGTGCTCATACTCATGAAGGTACAGAATGTTCCGTTCATGGAAAAGATGAGTGTCCTCCCGAGTCTTCTTCCAAAAAAGAAAAAGAAGATACTGATGATTACAGAAGTATGCCTACAAAGGTCAATATGGTTAGGAACAAATTGAGAGCAATGGGTCTCAAGATGTCGTATGAACCAAAAGGTAATGAGATTGATGAGGAAGCATCCGATGCTATGAAGGATCGCCGCATGGAGCGTGGTGGTGTTGGTGGCAACATTCGTTATGACAAACCAATTAGTAACACACCGAATACATTTGGTAAGAAAAAACCAAAGTACGATGGTATGTCTGCAGTTGAAAAAGTAAAGGCAAGTATCCGTGCCAAGCATGGACAGGGTGCCATTATGGATACTAAGAAAAAGTAATGCCTGCAGTATCACAAAAGCAACAGAAGTTTTTTGGAATAGTTCGTGCTATCCAAAAAGGTGAGATGGCACCGACGACTCCTGAGACTGCAAAGGCAGCTGCTGATATGAAGAAGAAAGATGTGAAAGACTTTGCATCTACTAAACATAAAGGTCTTCCTGAGAAAAAATCTCTCAAAGAGTTTTTGGAGAATATATAGTATTAGTAATTGAGATTTACCATGCTTGCATTCCTACTACCATTAGCATCCAAAATCATTAAAGATGCAGTATCTAAAATTCCAGAAAACGAAGAACTGGGTGAGAAAATGGTTGAGATCTGTCTTGTTATTCTTGCTAAGGCAGTTAAGTTGACCAAAACTGATATGGATGATCAACTTCTTGAAGTCGTAACCAAATCAATTAACGCACGTAAAGAGTAGAAAATGAACAAGAAACACATTAAGGAAGAGGGTCTGCGTGATTGGTTTGGTAAATCTAAATCAAAAGGTGGCAAAAAAGGATGGGTCAATGTTGTGACAGGAGATTCCTGTGCAAGTGACAAACCCGGTGAAGGTATTCCTAAATGTGTTTCTTCTTCTAAAAGGGCAAGTATGTCTAAGAAAGAAAGAGTTGCTGCTCAGGCAGCAAAGAGAAGAGAAGATCCTGGTCAACAAAAGAAGTCTGGCGCATCTAAACCCACTATGGTAAAAACTGATCGTAAAGTAAGAAAGGAAGAAAAATTTGTTCCTCCATACGAAGAGTTGAAAACTGTTGCTAGAGAAAAAGAAAAGAAGAAATCTCGTATGAAGGCAATGGAAGTTAATGGCGCACTTGATGAAAATGTTTCATCTGGAAAATCACGTCTGGCTAAAATGGGTAGGGTTCCCGGAAAACCTACTGGTGCCATTACTAATACGGAAAAATCGGTAGAGGCAAAAAAACAAAAAGACACAGAAAAATCAAAGGATAAAGCAGTCGCAGATAAAGTAAATGTATCGGGGTTAAGTCCTGCTGATGCATTAACGAAAAAGAGGCGAGCAGAATTTAAAGCAGAAAAGGAAAGATTGAGAGCACAGAAAAAAATGAGAAGAGAAGAGACTGAAGTACTTGATGAAGCAAAAGATAAAAAAACTAAAGGTAGTGGGACCAAAGATGCCTGTTATACTAAAGTAAAGTCACGTTATTCTGTATGGCCTTCTGCATATGCTTCTGGAGCACTTGTAAAATGTCGTAAGGTTGGTGCTGCCAACTGGGGCAATAAGAGTGAAGAGACTGAATTTGATTCTATCTCCTTCCAACAATTCCAAGAGAAGTGCTGGAAAGGTTATGAGAAGAAAGGTATGAAAAAAATGTTTGGTAAGAAATATCCAAACTGTGTTAAGAAGGAGGGGTATGCACCTGGTGATGTAGATCAGAAAGTCGGTGCTGTCACTGCCATTCCTAAGAACGAACAGGATGCTGCCAGAGCAAGATTACTTGCTAAGACAAAGGCAAAACGTGAAAAGATGAAGAAAGAAGAAGTTGAACATATTGATGAAAAAATCAACCCTCTTTTGAAGGGTATTCTTAAAAAGACACCGATTGGAGAAGATCCAAAGAAAGGTGGGGTTCCTTACAAAAAAACTGGTAAGATGACTGAGGCAAAGAATGGTGGCGACAATGATCCTTGCTGGGACACCCATAAGAAAGTGGGTATGAAGATGAAAGGTGGTAAGTTGGTAAACGATTGCCGTCCCAAAAATGAAGAGACGGAAGTTTCAGAAGGAGCAGCATGGACAAAAAAGTCCGGTAAAAATAAATCTGGAGGACTCAACGAAAAAGGACGCAAGTCTTATGAAGCAGAAAATCCTGGTAGTGATTTGAAAGCACCATCTAAAAAGAAAGGCAACAAACGTAGAGCATCATTCTGTGCTAGAATGAAAGGTATGAAAAAGAAACTAACCTCTGCCAAAACTGCAAGAGATCCCGATAGCAGAATCAATAAGTCTCTTAGAGCTTGGAATTGCTGACAAATAAATTTCTTGGTGAATGGAAATAGTTAAATAATAAATGTATAATAACGATACAATTTAACTACACTAGATTAGAATCCAATCACATACTATAAGCATATGGACGAAACTAAAGAGGTGTCTGACTTTTCCATGACTAGGAATGAATGTCCTAAGTGTGGGGCATTATGGTTAAACGGTCAACACTATTGGGTAGGCACTGGAAAGTTGGGAGATCCTCATGATTTGGCTGGACTAGTTTGTAATAAACATGCTGACAATCAATGTATAAATCCTTGTAGAGGTTCTACTTCTGGAGATACTTGGGAGAAACGTCTTGAATTCTTAAATAAAGCACTTGAATCTTATGAGTCACCAGAGAACTGAAATAAAACCTGAAAATCTTTTCACGAAAGAAGAGTGTCAGGAGATGATTGACGATGCTATTCGGAGACACAATAGAAACGCAAGTATTATCAGCATGTCTGTTGGGTGGGTTGTCTTATGCTTATTTGCTGAGGGCCTTCTCAGATTAATTGGAGTCATACCACCACTATTACCATGGTTGCAAATTAAATTATAGGAGAATTTTATGAAAGTTGGAATGATTGGTTTAGGTCGTACTGGTGAAGGCATGTCCCGCCGTATGATTGAAAAGGGAATTGAAGTCTGGGGTTACAGTAGTACTAACTATGAGAGTGCCTGTGGACAATATGAAGCAGGATACATCAGTGGGTGTGTAACTTCACTGGAGTATCTTGTTCGAGCAGTTAAATCTGATGGTCTTAGATACACTAGTGCCGGAAAAGTTCCTGGTATCTTTCAGATTACACTCCCAGAGCAAAAGACAGAAGACACACTTGATGAGTTATTACCTTTACTTGAGGAGGGTGATATTATTATTGATCATAGTACCAGTGATATAAGAAAATGTCAGGAACTGGAGAAGTACTGCTCTAAGTTGGGTATATCTTATATCTTCTCTGGTGTATATGGAGCACCTTATGCTATTGATGTTTGCTCTAAAATTTTCCAATGTCTATCACCGGGCAATATTACATGATTTTATCTGATGTCTTACTTTTCGGATCACTACCCTTTATATGTGCCACCATTTATTTCGGGTACAGAAGAGGTGAAAATAACTATTATGAAACCGACTCCTACTCAGGAAATGGAACAGCGCATTAGAATGCGATTTGCATTCGCAATGTCTTCCTTTGGTAGAATGTTTACGCCAAATAAAATCACACATGAGATGAGAGCACTTTGTAATGAATGGTCTATGATTGAAGAGCAACCACCTAAAGGTGATTTATATAAGGTAGATAGATATTTTTTGGAATTGTGGAAAACTTATATGGAAGACTAATTATATTTTATAAATATCTTTAGAAAAAGAATTTTTGCGGGTAAGAAACATGGCTCTTTGGGGTAATAATGATAATATTGTCTCTAGCGGAACAGTTACTCTAAATTACGCTTCGCGAGTAGTAACTGGTGCTGGAACTAGTTTTGGAGCAAACGCTGCTGTTGCCGCTGGACTTTCTCCGGCAGGATTCTCAACGGTGTTTATTGTTGCTCCTACAGGAACTGCTGTTGGGGATACAATTATTGTAGATCGTCATCCAGTTGGTTCTGGATCTACAATTACAGGAATTGGTGCAACATCCGTTTCGTTTGCTAGTACAATCACGAAAGCAGTTGCTGCTGGTCAGAATGTGTTATTCTTTGGCGCAAGCGGCGCGGGAATTGCTAATACAGACTTTGGAAAGATTGGGGATGTAATTAGATTCGGTGTTAGAGGCGGTGCCGGAAGTGGACAATATTATGGTGAAGGAATTATTGTTAGTATTGCAAATACACAATCCTGCACGATTGGTTCTACTCAAGGATTGAGTGGAGATGCAATTAGTGCTAAACAATATCTCTTAAGTGAACTTCCTAAGCAAACTGCTAAGGACAGTACTTTCATTGGCAGACAAGATGCTTCCTTCACCACTATAGGACAAGCAATAGATGTTGATGCCGCATCTGCTGTTGGTGCAGACGCTCTTTCTGCTGAAATTTTTACATTCCCTCAAGGTGGGTTTGCAATTAGTGCGGGAGATCAATATCTTGATTCTCCAAATGGTACTGGTGGAGCGGGTATTGCAGTCATTGGTGTAGGAACAGCAAACGGAACTGTAACTTCACTCTCTCCTGTTGGATTCTCAACGATCTTTGTTGTTGCACCTCCAGGAGTTATTGTTGGTGATACGATCAATGCAACAATTGGTGGTGTTGCCGGACAGACAATTGCATCTATTGCTGCAACATCAATCACGCTTGCTGCCAATGGTGGCATCAGCACCATCTCGGTTGCTGTCGCGAAAGATTCGAGAATACAATTTAGTAATGACAATCTAGTCAGTCTGGCATCTACGATATCTAATGCTGTTTCTATTACCGATAAACTATACTTCCAGAGAAAGTCTGGTGGTTATGATAGAATAGTTTATGGAATCTCTGAAACTACCTCTGCACTCTATGATGGAGATGCTGGTAATTATAGAACAGAAGGCAGTGGATGGGTTGGTGTTCAAACCTACATGGATATGCACGGTAATCTGAGAGTTAAATCAGAAATCCTCGTTGCAACATCTGGAATCCAAACTGGTATTCACGGAATTGGATATCCTACTGCCGAAAACGGTTGATCTTAAATTAATTTAATATGAGATTTGATGAATTGAACGAAAGTAATTATTTACTTTTTGCTATAAAATTTTATAACAACCCTCAATCTGTTACTAGAGAAGATTTTGAGGATGATTTGAAACGAATAAAATATATTAAAAGACTTCTGAAACGGTATAAAAATACTGGTGAATTAAAAATTCATCTAATTTTAAATCATTTGACTGTATTGTTTAATGTATTTGATGAGGCTGCCGTGCCTCTTTTATTTTATAATTTAGAAAGAGAACTTTGGCCTTTCATAAAAAGTTTTTTATTATATTTGAATAGATTGCCAGAATACCCATACACTGAAATAAATAGTATACAAGAAGATCTAAATTGTTTATCATCTCTTAATTCGGTCTAATGGATAAAGTAGATACACTCATTACTAAAATTAGACAACTTAGAGAAGCAGCACCTACTAACTCTACTGGTGCTGGAATTGCTAGGTTTGATAAATTTTTATTTCCCATTGATGATGATACTTTAACTCAAGACTACCAAACTCCTGCTGAGGTTGGATTAGCAAAGGATGAGTTTATAGGTGTATATCCTGTTATGAAGTTGCAACTCAATAAGAGTAGTGACGGACCTTCAATTGATTCTATGGTAGATGCGTCAAAGGAGTATATGAACGTGATAGATGATAGAAGACTTAGTAATATTATGAATTTGTCTAGATCAATTAAAGAAGAGGTTGCAGCAGCACCTACGAATAATGTTGGTGGTGGTGCAATTGCCGGAACTGCACCTGCCGGTGATGATCCTCCGGTTAGATTGAAGAAGAAAAGAAAACCAACACCAATTGGTCGCTATGGAACCCGTAGAACCTGGATGCAAAATCTCAGAAATGGATAACGATAACGTTAATTCAGCAATACTAGAAAGAGTTGAGAGAGTCGTAGAAGCACTGCAAGATAACTCTGTTAAGATGGGTGCATTATTAGCAGTTCATAATGAGAAGTTAGATAAACAAGATCGTATTGATGCTGTTCTTTTTGAGAAAATAGAATCTTTGCATAAGGATATGGATCGTGCCACGGATGAAATAAAGAAAGGATGTGAAAGGGATATAAGAAAGATTGATGATCGTCTTCGTCTTATGGAAAAGAAGATGTGGAGTATTGCTGGTTCTCTCATTGTAATATCATTTTTGGTTAGCGTGCCGGGTCAAAGAATTATGGCAAACGTCTTGACACCAAACGTATCACCGACTATAATAAGAGAAGCAAAATAGTAAATTATTTGTAATGGATTTGGTTGACGCCAAATATATTGGACTAGTTTCTTCACGACTTAAGAAATTTAAGAGAATCAAGGAAAATCTTTTTAATTTTCGTTGTCCTATTTGTGGAGACTCGCAGAAGCAAAAGAATAAAGCACGAGGATATTTCTATCGTGTAAAAAATAACGTCAACTTTAAATGCCATAATTGTGGTGCTAGTTTGTCGTTTAATAATTTTCTTAAGCAGATAGATGCGACTCTTCACAAACAATATACACTTGAGAAATTCAAAGAAGGACACACAGGAAAAAACTTTGTAGTTCAAGAACCTAAGTTTGAATTTGTTAAACCTGTATTCAAAAAATCTCTGGGGTTGCCAAAGGCATCTTCAAGTCCTATTTCGTCAGAATATCTCACAAAACGTGGGATAGATCCTGACAAGTTTTATTTTGCCGACAAGTTCATGGAGTGGGCAAATAGTCAGAAATTAACCTTTGACAATATCATTAGGGATGAAAATCGCATTGTAATCCCAATGTATAATGAGGATAAAAATCTTATTGGTTTTCAAGGTAGAGCACTGGGGAAATCATTCACTAAATACATCACCGTAATGTTGAATGAGGATGCACCAAAAGTATATGGACTTGACACTATTGACAAAACATCCACCGTTTACATTACAGAAGGACCATTCGACAGCACGTTTATTTGCAATTCGATTGCTATGTGCGGAGCTGATGTTGATATCAGTGGTTGGGGGATTAGTAATCCTGTTTGGGTCTATGATAACGAACCAAGGAACAGTGAAATCGTCGGACGTATTGGACGTGCAATCGATAAAGGTAATTCCGTGGTAATTTGGCCCACAAATATTACCGAGAAAGACATTAATGATATGGTTCTTTCTGGACATGATGTTATGTCTATGGTAAAATCAAATACCTGCTCAGGTTTAGAAGCAAAAATTAAATTTAACAATTGGAAAAAAATATGACCAATGGAATCAATGTAAAAAAGCGCAACGGAAGGGGGCAGGAACCACTTCTTCTTGAGAAGATGCATAGAATGGTTGATGAGGCATGTACCGACCTTGCAGGAGTCTCTGCATCGCAGGTAGAGATGCAATCTGGTATTCAGTTCTATGATGGTATTACAACTGCAGAAATTCAAGAGATTTTGATTCGCTCTGCTTCAGACTTGATCGACTTGGACCATCCTAATTATCAATTTGTTGCTGCTCGTCTCTTATTGTTTTCTATCCGCAAGCAATTGTATGGACGTAGGCATGAAATTCCAAATGTAAAGGACCATATATCAAGTTGTGTAGAAAAGGGTGTATATGATCCAGAACTTTTAACTTTGTATTCAGATGAGGAGTTTGATAAACTTCAATCGTTTATCGATCATGATCGTGATTATTTGTTTACATTTGCCGGTCTTCGTCAGGTTGCGGATAAATATCTAGTGCAAGATAGGAGCAGTGGTGTTTTGTATGAAACTCCACAGTTCATGTATATTTTGATTGCCGCTACAATTTTTTCAAAATATCCAAAAGAAACCCGTCTGGATTACGTTAAAAAATATTATGATGCAATCTCCAAACACAGACTCAACATCCCCACGCCAATCATGGCAGGAGTTAGAACACCTCTTAGACAGTATGCCAGCTGTGTTCTTGTTGATGTTGATGACACCCTCGATAGTATCTTTACTAGCGATATGGCTATTGGGAAATATGTTGCTCAACGTGCAGGCATCGGTATCAACGCAGGCAGAATCCGTGGCATCAACAGTAAGATCAGAGGTGGAGAAGTACAACACACGGGTGTTGTCCCGTTCCTTAAAAAGTTTGAATCAACTGTACGATGTTGCACTCAGAATGGGATTCGTGGTGGTTCCGCAACAGTCCACTTCCCAATCTGGCACATCGAAATAGAAGATATTATTGTTCTTAAGAACAATAAAGGCACAGAAGACAACCGAGTGAGGAAACTTGACTACTCAATCCAAATTTCAAAACTTTTCTACGAACGTTTCATTACGAATGGAGAGATTAGCTTATTCTCACCGAATGACGTACCAGGTCTCTATGATGCTTTTGGTACTGATGACTTTGACACTCTATATCGGATGCATGAACTCAATGATGCTGTTCCAAGAAAGACTATCAAGGCACAGGATCTCTTTCTAGACCTTTTAAAAGAAAGGGCAGAGACTGGTCGTCTTTACATTATGAACATTGACCACTGTAACTCTCATTCGTCCTTTATGGATAAGATTGAGATGAGCAATCTATGTCAAGAAATTACTCTACCTACGAAACCTTTACAACATATTGATGATGAAGATGGGGAAATTGCTTTGTGCATCCTTAGTGCTATTAACATTGGTAAAATTAGGGACCTTGAAGATCTTGATGTTCTTTGTGATCTTGCTGTTAGGAGTCTTGATGAACTCATTGACTTTCAAGGATACCCCGTCAGAGCAGCAGAGATTGCCACTAAGGCACGTCGTTCGTTAGGAATCGGTTATATTGGTCTGGCACATTATCTTGCCAAACATGGAGTCAAATATGATAATCCAGATTCTTGGAAACTTGTTCATGATTTAACTGAGGCATTCCAATACTATTTGATTCAGGCAACTGTCAATGTTGCAAAAGAAAAGGGTGCGTGTGAATACAGTCATCGCACTAAGTACGGGAATGGAATTCTCCCGATTGATACATATAAACATGATGTAGATGAAATTGTGCCGAATGAGCTTCAGTACGATTGGGAGAGTCTTAGAACTCAGGTTTTGGAACACGGGGTACGGAACTCAACATTGTCCGCACAGATGCCTTCGGAGAGCAGTTCCGTTGTGTCAAACGCAACAAATGGAATTGAACCACCTAGAGGATACTTGTCCGTTAAGAAATCGAAGAAAGGTCCTTTGAAGCAAATAGTTCCACAATATGGAACCCTTAAAAACAATTATACGTTGCTTTGGGATATGCCTGGGAATGCTGGGTATATTAATATTGTTGCAGTTATGCAGAAATTCTTCGATCAAGCAATTTCTGGAAACTGGTCCTATAATCCAGAGCATTATGAAAATTCTGAAGTTCCTGTTAGTGTAATGGCACAGGATCTTTTAACTACATATAAGTACGGTTGGAAGACCTCTTATTACCAAAATACATACGATAATAAAAATGATGAAGTAGAGGAATCTACGGAGTCTCTTGATAGTTTAATTTCTCAATTAGAAAACGCGGAGGAGGAAGACTGTGAGTCTTGTACAATTTAAGATAAACAAAGAAGAAAAACCAGTGGTTGAATCCATGACTGTTTTCAACTCTGAGGAAGTTGACACTAAAAAGCAACCAATGTTCTTTGGTAAACCATTGGGTATTCAAAGATATGATTCTTATAAGTATCCAATTTTTGACAAACTCACAACGCAGCAGTTGGGATATTTCTGGAGACCAGAGGAAGTTTCTCTTCAGAAAGATCGTGCTGATTATCAGACACTACGTCCAGAACAAAAGCATATCTTTACTTCTAATTTGAAGTATCAGATTATGCTTGATTCGGTTCAGGGTCGTGGTCCTGGTATGGCGTTTATCCCATACTGCTCTCTGCCTGAATTGGAGGCATGTATGGAGGTCTGGGGGTTCATGGAGATGATCCATAGTCGTTCATATACTCATATCATCAAGAACATTTATCCTGACCCCTCTGATGTATTTGATCACATTCTGAATGATGATCGCATTGTTGAACGTGCCATGACGGTTACTCAGGCATATAATGAGTTTATTAATGCAGCACATCATTATGACAATTCTAATGATTGGCAACATGCATTGGAGCAAGTTCCTTATGCATTAGAATCCAGATATGAACTCAAACGCAAACTCTTCAAAGCAGTTGCGAATGTTAATATCCTTGAAGGTATTCGATTCTACGTATCGTTTGCTTGCAGTTTTGCTTTTGGTGAACTCAAACTTATGGAAGGAAGTGCAAAGATCATCTCACTGATTGCCAGAGATGAGAATCAACACCTTGCCA